TATGCCGTCTTCTGCTTGCAGCCTGGGGGGCGCTTGAGTTATCCACAGGAAGGACCCGCTCAAATTTTCTCAACATGCCACGCATATAGCACAGTCGGCTAGCCATGTCAATCGAGCTTAGGCTTAGCGCATCGGGCCAGCAGCTCGTCGGCTATCGCATAGACGCCCTCGGCCTGCTCTAGCTCAAGCGGTTCTGTTTCCGGCACGATAACAGTCACAACCTCACCGGGCCGCAGCCAGAAATTACGGGCATAGCCTGGTGCATCTAGGTGTACTTGCGCCATCCCTGTGTTGTGTATCCGCATCAGACTGAAGGTTATGTCCATATCGTCCTTTAGGATGTGACGCCCAGCGCCGTCACAATGTGACGCTCTGCGTCACTTCTAGCGCTAGGATGTAGGATTATAGGCGTATATCAGGCTGGCACGGGAAGTGCATATAGTAAGCGTGCAGGGCAAATACACAAATCAGGAGAATGAAAATGATCTACTTGCAAATGAAAATCAAAGCTTTCAGCGCTGAGCCAGCAACAATGCAGGAGATAGCAATTGACAAAAAAGGCACAGTCCGGGTGTGGGATGATGTCGCTAGTGCATACACCATTTGCCATATCCTGACATTAGATGCAATCAATGCTGCTCGTGTTAAGCGCGGCCAACCTACTATTGCCTAACATGATACCTGGCACGCTTGCTGCATGTGGTAAGCGTGCCAACTAAACGGAGCTAGCCATGCAAGACATTATTGAACAGAAGTGGGTCGCCGACATGCTGGAACTAGGCAAAGCGTGCGGGCTCTCGGAAAGCCAGGTGCATCGCATCCTTGAGGACGCGCGGGCGATGCTGCAAACGATGAGGGCATAGCATGGACATCTATCACGATAAAAACGCCACATGTATATTGGAGCTTTCAACGATGGAGAGGATAATCATGGGCCAAGCGCTGCGCTCATACTGGTCGGATTTAGTCTCGAATCAGTTTGGTCCCGTGATTGATCCGTTTCTGTCTCATATTAAAGAAATGGTCGATCAGCTAGAAGCAGACCCATATGCTAGCTCCTGACCTCGACCAAGACGACCCGCAGGCCGTGCGATATGGGCGGCCGCAGGGCTACCCTCGCCTCATCAAGCCGCCCGGCTATCGTACGCCTCGAGATAGGCGGCGATACGCCTAGCCTTCTTCGCAGTCATGCCGCGAGCTAAATAAGCATGATTGCACCACCAGCATAGGACGCCGCGAACGTACTGCTTACGGCGTTCCGGCTTCCAACCCTTCCAGCCCTTTACGTGTTCGTGGTCGATTACCCACCGGCCCGTTGATGGCACCCGCTCGCAGATAGCGCAGAGGCCGCTCTGGGCCTCTAGCATTGCGTCAAACTCTGCCGCTGAAAGCCCGTAACGCTGGAGTGTCTGCTTTGCTGGCATTGCGAGCTGCTTCCTCTTGCTTCAAGGCCTCGTGGGCTACAGCGAGCTTCAGATCCCAGGCTAGCTGGGTGATATGTTGGGCACGATCAATAGCTGCGCCGAACTCTCTTTGACGCGCCAAGTCCTGTATGCGCCTTATTTCCAACTGAATGCGGATAATGATTCCGCTGTAGTCGATTTCTTCGCTCGTAATCATAGGACTATCCACCAGAAGGATACAACCGCATAAATCAGGCCTACCGCGAATGTCATCAGCACGACGCCTATGACCGCCGTTTCGATTTCAACGTCATTGCGTCGCTGTTGAGCTGCCATAACCCCGAACTCGCCTTGACTCCCTCTGTCTGCCATAGCTGCTCCTTTTCATTGTCCCTCACATAGTCGATATGCTCGCATTTCAGCCTAGCCACATGAGATCCACCCAAGGCTGCTAATACCTCGCACACCTGCGCGTACAGATGGGGATGACATCCAGCCAGGTGTTCGCGCCTTTGCTCCGCTCTTTGCCGCGCTTCCATCGCGCGCCTCTGGATAGCTTCTAGCGCGTCCGGCTTCTTCGGGGCTCCACGCATTTGACCACCTCCTAGCCAACAGCTCGCCAATATCATCGAGGCTCGGCACATCGATCCGCTGCACATAACTGATTACTGCCGCCTCGCTTTCCGCCTTTGGCTTACCAGGCCCTCGAGGTGGCCTGCCTTCATACGTCTTTGCTAGTGGCGGCCTACCGGTGCCAGACTGAATCGTTTTTGCTCCTAGGCAATCATTGCAGCGGTAGTGCCACAACTTGTCGCCTTCGCGCGTGGTGTTGGCAGTGCGAAAACGCATATCCTGCCCGCAGCATCGAGGCGTCTTAGGCCTGTCTGGGTTCTCTACGTATCTCACCTCCTCACCATCTGTTTAAGCCGATCGACGGCCTGCCTGCCTTGCTCTATGCTCTCCGGCGTCCTCTTGGTCTCCCAGCCTGTAGTAAACGAGACTGATACCGACGACTCAATCATTGGCTTTAGCTTCGCTCTACTGTTCAGACAGTTGACCAAAAAACGCTTGGCCCCCTTCCCGGCTTTGGGCCGTCTCTGCGGATTGACTAATGTCCACAACTCGAGCCTCTTAACGTGCTCCGCCACATCATAGTAAGCCTCATTCAGCTTCTCGACTAGATCCTGTGGGATCTCCCACGGATCATCCTGCCCAGATAGGTATATTCTCATCTTAGCTTCCTCGGTCTCCCCCGCCCTCGCTTCTGCGGCTGCTGTTGCTTGCCCTGCTGCTGTTGCAGGCGATCTATGCAGATCGCTACACACACGCGCTTTAACGCTCGCAGCAGGGCCTTTGCTGGGATCTTATGCGGCATGTATGCAGTCCTTACACTTCGCCTTAATGGCTCGTTTCGGGGTCAATACCATCACTTCCGCCTTTTCCAGTATCTACCCATCCTGGAACGTTACGTCTTTTTAATTCTGGTATAAGCCCACCAGGCTCAAGCGCTAGTTCATATACCTGTCGCGCCCTATCTGCAGCCTGGACTGCATCTGTTGCGTTTTTCTGTCTCATTGACAAATACTGAAACCAATGTGTGGCATTAGCCTGATTTCCTGCAATCGCATAACCAGAGTCAACACCGTCCTTTTCCTGCAATGGAATGATAAGGTTTTCCAAGTAATCAGGCGTAAGTCCCATAATGTCTAACTCACGGCCCTTCCCTGGAGGGGATTTTGCGTGCTTTGTTTTGTGTGTTTTCGCAAGATGAACGGAAAGGCCAATTAGAACGTTTTCAGCGCTTAAATCTACGCTGGTTAGTTTGTCTTTATACAAATCCGCAATCAACGTATCACTGACAGGATCTTTTGATTTGGCTATTTCTGCCTGCACGTCGCGCTCAATATCTGACAGACCAATGCCAGACGCCATCTTCAGTTGGCTGTCTATCACTTGCATTAACCGTGCTGGTCTATCATATTTCGGTAATTCTTTCTTCGGCATTTTCCAGTTCCTTTATGAACGCCTCAAAGGCTTGAACATATTCCCGCGCCAAAACCCGTAGATCAACTCCAGATTCTTGTTTCCACGCCACCCACATATTGACCTGATCTCTAGGGTTCTTCAACAGAGGTAACGTCATTTCCAGATTCCTATACACCGCCCACAGCCCGAGGCGATCCATCTTTTGCTTTTTCTGTTCCTCCTCGTGCGCAATCAATGCCGCTGTAACGTCTAGCTCCCCTTCCTTTACCTTCTCTGCAATGTGCGGCGCCGCCTTTTGCAGCCTCTCGAGCTTCTGACTATCGCTCAGCATCGAGTCGCGAACCTCGCAGGCTCGCTGGTACGCCTTGTCAAGCGCCAAGCCACCAGAGAGGACCAGGGCGGCCGCGTCTGGTAAGTGGCGTATGACGGTGCGGGACCAACTGATTGCCGCTCGGTTAAAATGTTTAAAAATTAAACATTTTCTCCCGCGCCCGTGTTCCTGTGGTTCCGGATACAGCATTGCCAAAGCCATCGCCCGCTGCCCTTTGGTCATATGACGGCGGTTGATGTTCGAGCTTGCGATGTAGGCCACTGCATCTTGCCCATCTAGCTCTACAGTCGCAGGCTCTACACCAGCCCGCTTGCATGCCTCCCGGCGGTTGCGTCCATCGATCAACACGCCGTCTTTCACCACGAGCGGATGCACAAGGCCATTGGCTTTAATGTCCTCTGCCAACTCGTCTAGCTCATCATCCGGCAGCATTGGAAATACAGCAGCGGCCGGGTGAACCTCCCATTCGAAAATTGATTTCATGATTGACCTATAGGAATATAAATGGCAGCAGCAGCATATCAAGCTATACGTCTATCCTGCGCTTGTCAAGCTCTATTTTCTGGGCCGCAATATCTCCAGCAAAACCTAAAGACAATAACACCCACCAGCAGCTAGATCTTCCTCAGGCTGCTTTGCTTTCCCAGGTGTATTCGATTTCCAGGGGACCTTACGCGGCCTAGTCGCTTCGTCGCTGCATCCCTGTTCTCGCGGATACCTACACCGAGTTCCGCTGGCGCTGGCCGGTGGCTGCAAGGCGCCGCTCCTGTCCTGGGTACCCCCGGAGCACGGGTGTTAGCTAACGCGCCCTGACGTATTACCTAAAGCCGATGACGACCTTCTCAGCCATTACCTAAAATCACGCTCTAACATAATCCCTACTTCGCCACCACGTTTCGGATCACATCCGCACGCCAGAAATGCTGCAAGTAGTTCTGGCCTACTTTCGAGCAGAGCAAACGGCTTGCAAATGTATGCCGTCATATTGTGGTTCAACTTGTGGCTAGAACCGCACCAACACAATATTTCTGGCCCAATCCCACAGTTAGATTTTCCGCAATCGGCACATTTCCAAATGGGATTCCCTCCAGGAGTTGCACCAGCACCGCTAACACTTTTTAGCACCCGTCCACCGCATCCTCTACATAGGTGATCAGTTAGCGCCCAAGTAATTTGATTCATTGCCATGATATATTTTTATCCCGCAAAAAAGCCGCTAGGATCGCTCGCTAGCGGCTGCGTGTTCTTGATGATTTGAAGATATTGCATAAAAAAGCCCCAGTCATGCTAAGTAGGGCTGGCGCTGGCAGCGCGGCAAGCGTGCTCGAAATAACGAAAGCGCACGCGTTGCGTTGCAGCCCTACTTGACACACTGGGGCCTTTCGTTATTTCGCTTTGCCACACCGCCTGCCAGTCAGTGCAGCTCTATCTTCGCGCAGCTCGAGCGAGCCGTCAAGGGCCTGGCGAAAAAAAAGCCACCAGGCCGAAGCCTGATGGCGAAGCCTGGCACCCAAAGGGGGGGGCGTGCCAGGTGGGAGGAGACTCCTTCAGTCTTTAAAGTCGTGCGCCTCGAAGTATTCGCGCAGCGTATCACACGTCTTGCCAGTCGGGTTAGTCGTGCGCCCGTACTTCATCGCGCAAAGCGTGGCATGCGATATGCCTGTAGCAGCAGCGATATATCGGAGCTGAGGTTGCTCTAGGCTGGCGATACGCTGGACTATTTCATCAGTCTTCATGGCGTAATGATAGACATAGACGTTGCGATTGTCAAGACCTATAAAAATAGAGCTTGACATGCCTATGATAGAGGCTTATGCTGCGTCTATGGATTGTTTCACGTGGAACATAAGGATCTAGCATGGCAAGCAGCGTTGAGCGTGATGAGCTGATGTACGACGGCGGCGAAGGTAAGCTTGACGGCCCGTTCGCCGAGACGATGACCATCGAGGAATGGCTAGACGAGCAGACCGCCCAGCTAGCTAATTTCTACAGGTACTACTGGACTACATTTGGCGATGACGACCGCCGCGAAGCGGCTGGCTGGGACGAGGCTTACTGCGAGTGGCTGGAGACTTACGAATGAATTGGAATACAAGCAAGACGCTCAGCGAATACGCCGAGGATGCGCGGCTGGTTGGCCGGATTGTTTAATCAAAAGGGAGGAAGCGATGGAACCGAAAACCGATGTAGTTGTGGAACTCGTGGGAATAAATGGCAACGTCTTTTTTCTCAGCGGCACCGTCAGCAAAGCACTCAAGGTGCATGGGCATGCAGACCTCGCGAACGAAATGGTGGGCCGGTTGTTTCAGTGCGATAGCTACGAAGAGGCGCTGCGACTGTTCGCTGAATACGTGCACGTCGAGTGACTGGAGACTTACGAATGAATCCACTTTTGGATGAGCGCTTTATGCGCTATCTAATAAAATCAAAGATAAACGATTGGATTGTTGATATCAACAAGGAGGGAAAACGATTTTTACGAGAAAAGGATCGTCTAGAAGAATTCAAAGCCTGGTATTTGCGGCACCACAGAGGCATGTTTGCGGAGAAAAAGCAAAACGATATTGAATGGGTGGTCTCTTATTTGGATTGGGTTAAGGAATATGGCGAATGAAACTGTGTTGAGTTGACGCCAGATGGCGATGCTGAGGTAATAATGAAAGATTTTATGGCTGCCTGACATGGAGCGCAAAATGAACGACGATATAAAACACGTGATTGCCTGCCTACACCAGGCACACCGCCTCTTTCCGGCATGGTCCCGCAAGAAGCGTATCGAATGGGCCTGGAAGCGGGCAGAGCTTGACAAGCGGCTAGGCAGCCGTCGCGCCTTCGTGCCGGTCTCGACGATGTGGGGGGCGAATCGATGAGCGAAAAGACATCGTCAGGTTATTTCGATCGCTGCGTCGATGTGGTCAAAGAGCTGGGATACCAACATACTCAGAACAAAGACATAAGCAGCGCTCTGTTTTACATTGCCAATTTTGCTGTCGGAGCGTCTGAGGTTATCTCATATTACGAAAAAGAATTTCAGGAACTGAAAAGCCAACTACGTGCAAAGGAAATGTCAAAATGATACTGACAGTACAAAGCATCGCGCCGCCTAAGCCTGGCGGGCGCAACTATAGCGTCAGCGCCACGAATGGCGAGAGGTATTCGACCAACGCGCCTGGCATCGAGCAGACAACAGGCAAATCTATCGACGCTGTCGTCGGCTCCTTCACGACGCGCCAAGGCAAGCAGATTCCGACCATCGAGAGCTTTACCATCGTCGAGCAGCCGCGCGCCGTTGCCTCACAGCAGCAAACGGACGCCGCGCCATGGTGGTGGCCTAGCGTGTCTAACGTGTGGGCGCATGCGATCCAGAGCGGGCTTGTAAAGTCTCCGGAAGACCTCAAACAGTGGAGCGCTGCAGTAAGGGCCGCCGCTGAAGACATGACCATTGGCGAGCCGGATTTTTGATAACGTCCGCGAAGGAGATCCAGTCTTTCGTGGAGGCCTACGATGCTGCAAATGATGTTGGGTGGTCTCTTATTCGGATTGGCTTAAGGAATATGGCGAATGAAACTGTGACGCCAGATGGCGATGCTGCCGATGAAGCAATTCTTAACATGCAAGATGACATCCAATGGTGAATTTAACTTCATGCTCTTACTGTAATGGCTTAGGATCAGTCGTCTGCCAAGGCTGCTCAGATACTAAACACAATGGAGCATGTGCGAAGTGTCATGGAACTAGAAATGTTATTTGTTGGGCTTGTCTCGGTAAGGGTGAAATGCCAACTTTAAAGATTGAACGCGGAGGCGGGCGACCTGCCCGCTACAAAAACAAAGACGGCAAGATCGTTCCAAGCGTCACGACGATCTGCAGCAGATACAAGGATTCCGGCGGGCTGATCCAGTGGGCTTATCAGCAAGGCCTCGAGGGCAAGCAGCTACACGAGCAGGTTAAAGAAGCGGGCAGTATAGGTGCATCCGTCCATGACTGGATCGAGCACGACATATGCGACGATCCGCTGCGGCTGCCGGAAGATCCTAAGATCCGCTCAGGCGTAGAGGCTTGGCTGAAGTGGCGTGATCGCTGGATAGAGCGCTTCATTGCAGTAGAGGTGCCGCTAGTTTCAGAACATTTACAAATCGGTGGCACGTTCGATGCATTAGGTATTGAGAGCAAGACAGGAAACGTCGTCCTGCTGGACTGGAAGACTAGCGGCGGGATTTACCCAGAGGTGTTGATGCAAGTCGCAGCATATTCGATGCTGTTGCAGGAATGCAGAGGCATAGAGGTTAAGGGCTTTCACGTCGTACGCTTCTCGAAAGAATACGCGGACCTCGAGCACCGCCATTACGACCAGCTAGAGGACGCCAGGGCGCTGTTCTATCTCTACCGAGCCGCGTACGATCTATCAAAGCAACTCGCGAAACGGGCTAAATAGTGGCCACGTATTACAACGAAGGAGGTTTAAATGCCATGCCAACAATGTGAAAACGGGAAATGGAAGTGGGGCGAGACTGGCGAGTGCCAGTACGACTCGCAAGCCGAATGCGAAGCCGAGCATCCGGAACGCCTGGAAGAAGCCAAGGCCGAAATTGCAGAAGCCAAGGCGGCAATTGGCTATCTTACAACGATGGGGATATGATAATGCTTAGGAAAATGCTCTTGTTTTTACTGCTAGCCCCTGCGCTCTCCTGGGCGCAGGAGGCCTGCACGCCCACGCCTGCTACGCCGCTGTACTCTCCGCAGGCCAGCACCATCCGCGGCTACATCATGCAATACTGCCCGCTATCCGGTCCGTTCGCTAGCGTCGAGGAAGCGGGCCGCTGCGGCGAGAAGACCAGCACGTTTAACGGTACGGCGTACCCCAAGTATTCCGTCTGCACGCAGGATGCGCCTGGTCATTGGCTTTGCAACGTGTACCGCATCGGTCCTGCCGCCGGCCCCGCCATCGTGGCACAGAACAATCCGGTGTTTCCGGCCTATGGCTGCCCGGACGGTTGGACATCGGACGGTGCGACCTGCCGAAATAATGAGATCGTCGCGAACGATGCGCTATGGCGCAGCTATGGCTATACGCCGACGCGCGATCCGCAGGGCAGGCTGCGAGAACTGCAGGACCCTGAAGGCGAACGGGTAACAGTAGAGAGCTACGATACGCTGGGCCGCGTGGCTGAGATGACGCGCCAGGATGGCACGCAGGAGCGTTTCGCCTATTACGCAGAGACCACGCAGGTCAAGACGTATACGCAAGTCTCGAGCGTAGGCCAGAGCCTGACCACGAGCTACGAATGGGCCAGCCCGACGCAGCCGCGCAAGATCGTGACGCCAGACGGGACGACCTGGACGTATGAATACGGCAATGAAAGCAATCTGCCGATCCGCGTAAAGGTCAAGACCGCGCTAGGCGGGCCTTCTGGTCAGCCTGTAACGACGCTACGGCCTATCGGTTCTCGGGATGTGGTTAGTGCCAGGCCTTACCCAATGATCGCCGCCAAGGGTGCGAGCAACCAGGCTACAGTGGCGCTGCCGATCATCTATCGGCTGTGGCCTCTAGCTGGTGCGGCCTTGATCCAACAGAAGCTCACCACGCTACCGAGCAGCCAGCTGCTCAACGTCGTGCAGGCTATCGTTCCGATGATTCCCATCCCTGGAGCTTTGCCGCTCGGCAAGTTAGCGCCGCTGGCTGCGGTATGTATTCCTGATGACGATGAATTTAAGCCGAAGCCGATACCGAAGCCAGGCACTCCTGAGCGCGATAAGCTTTGCGACGCATATGAAGAAGAGAATCAAGCATGGTGTTGGGAGCACATGATCAGCGATGCTGGTATGCGCAGTTGTCTCAAACAGGCCGAGCTTGAGAATGGCCGATGCAAGAATGGCCAAGCAGAGCCGAAATTCCTCCGCCCGAATCCTCGCTAGCTTGAAACAGCAAAGGAGAAAGTAACATGAAAAAGCTAATCGTTCTTGCCTGGTTTATCGCGCTGCCTGCTTTCGGAGCGTGGCAATCCATCCACCAAGACACGCCGAGCACCAAGGCTACAATGCAGCCAGGAGTGGCGTATAGCGTCAGCTTCTTGAGCCGCACGCCAGCATGGGCAACGGGCGTGCGCGTGTATCTTGCTGGTATGGCTGGCGGATCTACTACGACAGCGCCAGTCGATACGAGCAGCTTCACTGTTGCGCAAGAAATCTATTACAAAATGTGTACAAGCCAAGCAGTAAAAATTGGCTATGTATGCGTGCCGCCAGGCAGCAGCACGGGCTCGGCTGGTAGTGTAAGCGTACAGGTGTTGGACTTCGCTAGCGGGACCGTGCTGGCTTCTGCTAGCGTGCCCATCGGCAGCGCGACTGGCTGGCATACTGCCGTCCTAAGTGATCGCGTTCACCTAGAGGTGGGCAAGCAATACTTGCTGCGCGTATCCACGACACAGCAAGGCGTTTCGTTCTATCAGACTGCAGGCGTGCTGCCTAAGCGCCTTGAGTACCTTGACGCGCTCGGCGGCTATGCGAATGCCACGCAGACTAATCTGCTGTATGGCGTCGATGTGTTGACGGTTCCTGGATATCTAGGCGTATATGAGTGACAAGTTACTTAAGCGGCTTACCGCCCACAGTCTGCGTTGCCTTGAATCGAAACACGATAGCGCCGACCGCGCCGCCGATAACTAGCACACCGTTAACGATGGCAGTTTGATCGCCTGCGATATCTACACCCAGCAGCTGCAGGACCTCTGCGATAAGAGCAACTGCAGCTGCGATGATCGTCCTATAACCTGCAAGCATTTCAGTGTCCTTTCATCAAGTGCCGCATCTTCCACAACGCGAACAACAAGCGCGGCTTGGTAATCATCCGCCGCCAGTCTATTAGTATGCGAGCTTGCGATATTGGCCTGTTATCCATCCAGATCGCTATAAGCATGAGAATAGCGAGCAGGGTAGCGCTGCCGCTGAGCCACCACATTAGCAGCGTCCACAGCGTCCACCCTGCCGCGTATTCTAGCTCGCCCAATTACGGCGCGGTAACCGGTGGCGTCGTCTGCGCGCCTTTCATCAGCTGTTGGAGCGCTGCGACATCAGCACCGCCCTCACTAGGCGATACGCTAATAATAGCCTCTGCGACCTTGCCAACAATGGCGGAAAAGATAGTGTTCATGCCTTGCTGGTGGCTGATGGCATTCGCGTATGCCATGTTCTGATAGAACGCGGGACCCTCGCCAACCGTCTTGATGTTTGCGAACCCTACGCTCTCTGCTGCTTCCCGTCCGATTTCGCCGGTATCATCTGCCATATGGCCTCCTACTGGTTACGCCCTAACGGATGCTAGGACGGACTACTTCTTGCCGCTGCCAGTGCCGCCCTTTAGGCTTTCTGCTGCACTGACTCCGATATTCGTAATCTGATCCGCTACGCCACCGATGAGTTTTTGCAGATTGATTACGCCTTCATAATCGAGGCCGTAATAACTGTTAGACAGTTTCCACATCGGCCCCTCTGCTTCTTTTCCTTGCTCCAATAATTCGATGTTCATGGACATCTGATACCTGCTAGTCTGTGTCGCCATACTTCCTCCTATCGTGTTCCAACAGGTTAACTTTCTTCTCCACTTCCCGAAGCCTGCCGCTTATGTTCTCGATTCGCTCGTGCGCTAGAGGAAGAATTCCGCCATCGACTTTCGCCTTGACTGAGCCTACATCTCGCTCGATGAACACGATCCTAGCCATCAGGTCAGCCTTAAATGCTGAATCTGTCTGTGCCCATATGACCATATAGCCAGCTATGCCTAGTAAACTCCCGAAGATAGAGATGATGAGCGCATTGACAAGTTTCTGGCTGATGATGTAAGTGTCTGTTGGCATTGCATGGTCGCCTCTCTCACAAGATTTCGCTCTGACGGACGCTCAGCGTATTCTCGGCGGCTGCAGCTCCGCTACCGGTGCCAGCAAATCTATAGGACCACTTGCCAGCCTCATCAACTGCTAGGTCTACGTAGTAAACGCCTGTGTCTACTCTAACTACTTCAGGATCTATGCCGAAGGTATAGCTATCCACCACTGCGCCTGGCGTCTTGAAACTGAAGACGATAGTGCTCGGATCAACCGCCGCGTCTAGCGTATCCGTCCAGGTGCCTGTTATCCTGATCTTGTCGCCGATGTCGTACGTGTTCAATGTAGTGGCCTCTCGGATATTGCGCAGCGAGCATATAGCGACTCGGCAAGGCTGACTTGCCAAGGCTCAGGGATACCGGTAACAGACATCTGACCGAATGCTGCTAGAGTTTGCAGCCCGGTCAGCGCTACCGCACTTGGCGTGCTAATGCCTAGCGTGCCGCTGGCTGCGCTCACCTCTAGGCCCGTCAGATCGACCGCTATCTCTAGCGACAGCGTACCTATCGCGCCGGTCGCTTCCAGGCCGGTAAGGCTAGCTTCTGCTGTGATGGCTGGCGTGATCGTGCCGAGCGCGCCGGTTGCCTCGAGGCCTGTCAGCGCTAGCTCATACGTCGTCCCTAAGCTGCCTACATCTCCGCTGGCAGCTAGGCCAGTCAGTAAAACGCCTGCGCCTGTCTGCGGTGTGAGCGAGCCGACCGCGCCCGTTACAGCAAGGCCTGTAAGGCTTATTGCTAGTGCTGGACTCAGTAGGCCGACCGCTCCATCTGCCTCGAGACCGGTTAGCTCCACCGCACCGGCTAGCTGCGGGCTCAGAATGCCTACTGCACCGGCAGCCTCTAGGCCAGTCAGGTTGACAGCAAGTAATGGCTGTAGGCTGCCTACCGCTCCCGTGCCAGCCTGCCCGCTGAGCGTAACGGCTATGCCGCTTGTCGGTGTAAGGCTGCCGACTGCACCAGTCGCAGCAAGGCCAGTCAGTACAATGGACTGGCTTATAGCTAGCGTTCCGACTGCGCCGGTTGCGGCTAACCCAGTGAGATTTACCGATAGCCCGCCGGCAGCAACAGTCTCATTAACTAGCCCGTGACCAGGGACTAAATGCTGCGCGGTGACTGTCTCGTTGACTAGCCCCGCGCCTGGTATGAGATGCTGCACCGCCATGGCTTATGCTACGGTAAGCTTTCTGTCGATGTAGATGGACGGAACCGCAGCGTTATAGCTAGCACCTATGCGCGCGCGGATATAGCCTTGGTGGTCTATATCGCAAGTCACGGACAGCGTGTGATTCTTTTGGCCGCTCGAAAACGTACCTGTCCAGGCGTCTCCAGTATCAGTCAATGCCGAGCCAGCATTAGTCGGATCTCGCGTATCGGTGGCTCCGATGGTCGGCGCGCTCACCTTCGACCATGACTGCGTCGTGTTGGCTACTGCGTCTTCGCCCAGAAACTCAACTTCTAGCCATAGACCAGAATTCGTTTTTGTTGAAGCAGAATCGTAAGCCACCTGAATTGATACAGTCTTTCCAGCGCCGGTGGAAGAATTAAATTGCGTGATCCATCCGCTATAGGCCGGAAAGTATCTGGTAGCCGTAGTAGTAGGCGTCAACTTCAAACTGTATGGGATCGATGTGCCATCGCCATCTTGTGTCGTTGAGCCACCGGAAGTCAGGTAGTATGCTGTGTCATGTACTACCACATCAGAGCCAGTCTGCCTGTAGTAGTTGTAGATTTCGACCGCTCCTGCGGTCGTGCTAGAGCTGCACGAGTGCGCCTCGACAATCATTGCGCCTAGCCCTTGGTGAGTACCAGTTACCAGGCTGGACGGCACCTTGCTATTGATGATGAAGACGTCGTGCGGACTCGTTGCCGATACGTTGAATAAGTTAGTTGTATTCGTCCAGTCGCAGCCAGACATGAAAACCGAGCATTTCTGCGAGCTAGTAAACAAGAAGCCAGTCGCTGAATAGGTAGCGTCGAAAGAGCAGCCAGCGAAATCACAGCGGGAGGACTGGATAGTTGCGCCAGCGCCCGCCGACTTGAAGACGCAGCTTCGGAACCTGACTAGCTGCTGGTTTGTCGCACCGCTTGGGCCAATTCCTATGCGAGCCGATACGGTATAAGTGCTCAGGCAATAGAAAATGCAAGTATCGTATGATTGCGTGTGCCCGGCATTGGAGTTGATGTTGATGACCGCAGCCGTAGCACTGGTTCCAGTACCTACATTGAACTCGACGCCATAGACATAAGCCGAATTCTGCAGCGTTAGCGAATTGTTTGTGATGACCCGCTCTTTCGCGCCGGCTTGTAGAGTCGTCGTTCCGCTCGTTACCGATAGGTAATAGACGATGTTGCCGACGGCCAGGTTATCGTTGAGAATTAGGGTTGTATTCGCCGAATATTGGCCGTCATGGTTATGCGCGAGATAGACGATATCGCCATTCACCAGCGATTGAGCCGTGATGAGCGCACCGATATTGGCCGCAGCATTAGCCCAGCTCAGCCCAGTGCCACTGCCGACAGCATTAGAGTCTACGTAGTAGAGCGCCATGTCATGTCCCGTTTAGGCCTAGCAGCTGCGTCGCTTCTTCGCTAGCAAGCTCCTGCAATACCTCGCTAGATTTCGCGGCTAGGATAGCCTGCAGATCATCGCCTGCAGCATATTGACCATAACGGAAGTGTTCCGTAGCATCGTCGAGCACATAGCGGAATCTAACGTGTTTGCGCCCGTTGAATTGCACAACATTTTCCGCTATCTCTGCTACCGTTACTGTTGCCATTATTCACCTACCGCGCCGTTCATTTCGTCGTACTTGGCCTTCCAGTCCTGCCACTGCGCATAGAGTGCAGACGCCTGCTGAGGCGTCAGGCCAAAGAAGTTGCGCACCTCGGTCTGCGTGAAGGTTCCATCATTAATGCGATTAACTAGCCAGGTAGCGAGCCGGAAAGTTTCCCTTCCACGGCTCGCCCTATATAGCTCGCGAAACGCATTGCCTAACTGCGTCTTCGTGACATAGCGCAATACAAGTGCCATTTCATTACGGCCCCGTCAGACGTAGCAACCCAGTCGTCGCATCATTAGTTGGCATCGTCAGCGTAAAGTCAGCCGCCACCGGAGACTGCGAGGCAAAGGTAAATACAGCGATTTCCTTATTGGCATCTGTGACGTTGTAGAGCACTGCGCAATCAAATGCACCTGACGCGGTGAGAGCAGTCCAAGTGATGTTAGCGGCAGGCGTCCAGTATGCTGTTTTGGTTGTCGTGCCCCAGGAGTTATTGGTGACTACTTTCCCGCCTTGCGTGTAGTTGCCGCTAGCGGCAAGCTCACCAGTAGTGTTGTATACCGTATCGGTGTATGACCTCGAGGCACTGGCGAGGAAAAGCGCCATATTCAGCGTGTCGCCGCCGCCAGTCATGTTATGCGTTCCTGCTCCTAGCTCGGCAAGAAAACTCGTGCAGATTCCGGCTGTATTAGCCATCGTTAACCGCTCCTTTAAGCTGTAGTCCCTTCTTCATGTGTACGGCAACGGAACGCTTTACTAATTCGTCACCGTGCCACCATTCGATACAATGCGAGCATGAGTCTTCGCTGTCCGTGAACACCTCGCGAAGCTCGAGCAGCTCGCGTAGCATCAGCCCGTTTTTCGTCCATACCCAGTTAGCCATTTTACGGTGACCCAACAGACTCTGCAGTTACGCGGATAACGTTCGTGTTATCGCACGCCACCATTGCCACCTTCGCGATACCACCTGATGCATCGTTAAACGCAATGCCAGTCCCAGCCAGCGTCTTGACGGTTAGCGTGAATGGCCCGCCGCTGCTCGTGCCATAGTTCGCTATGATCCAGAACCCTGGCTGCGTCGGCACGATGAGATTGCGCGCGGCATTCTTCGCGCCGCTCACCTCGATAATTCTGCAGCGCGCTTGAGCATGGCTAAGATTTACATCACCAGTTGTGACCGTAACGGTAGCGCGCCCGTCAACGGCTGGTGGAATTTCGGTCGAGCGAAAATCAGTCCAGGCTGTAACAGCCCCTGACACAACTGTGATCTGATACAGCGGAATACGGCCAAAAGTAAACCCCGCCGTGTTCGTTGTTACCGTGCCGGCAAGATCTCGCTCGACGAAGTTAGTTACCGTCCCGCCAGTCAACGCGATACTGTTATTCGCGACTTGCGTAGGCGTGCCATTGACTAGGATGGTCGCGCCGTAGAAATGCCATGTAAGGCCTGAACTTTGCGGACGGCGGCCGAACGCCGTGGCAGGAGAAGCCGCGTCGAGAAGCTGGTTGACCAGCGTTTCCTTGCCGGAATCAGACGCGCTGATCGTGTTTAGATTGGTAGTCGAATTTGCCATTTAGATCGATCCCACGGCCTCGAACCCCCTGCCTATTCTAGATGAAATCTGGAAAACCGCAACGAAAACAGGATTCTGGAGGCCTAAATAATCTGTAGTCTGCTGCGTGCCAGTATAGGTTACGGTCGGCGTGCTGGCAGTCAACGGACCTCGCCCGGTTGGGTGTTTTCTGAATACGCCTCCGGATGTATAAGCCGTATAAGCAACAGTGTTCAGGCCAACCTGAAACGTAGTTGTAGGCGCAGCGCTGGGCAGTGCCGTTACCGTATAGGTGCGATTGTTAATTTGTCCCATACCGCCAGCGCCAGTAATCAAGATACGGTTGCCGACTGCCAGGCCATGGGCTCCAGACGTCGTAAAGACTGCATCAGCGGCCCGTGTTACCGCTGTAATGGACACGGTACTGCCAGCATATGTCTCTATCTCGTAAGCCTCTGTGGGCTCCTCTAGTGGGACATCCATGCCATCGACCCAGGCGAAGTTAAGCCTCGCTCTGCGGTTCCATTTGATGATTACATCCCCTGCTGTATTCCGCCCGCCCCCCAATTGGCTTGGCGAGGCTGGCTTGATCCGTGCCGAAGTCATGGCTATGGTCTTAGGCACTGCAGCATCCAGCGACGCGCCGAAGGTCACGGCCTTGTAGCCTCGGGTAATGCCTAGATCTGCGCTAGTCTGATCAACCGATATAATGGATGCAGTATCAAGAACAGCAAAGCCCTCGCCTGCAAAGTGCAGCCCCATCGCCCACTCCGTCGATCTGCGAGCACGCAGGATCTTTTGCAGGCGGTACTTATTGGTCCCGATGAGCGTGGCTGTCTGGAAGCCGATTACCTCAGAGCCTAAGACGGCCCAATTGTTTCCTGCCAGAACATTCTGTTCCGTGGTAGAGCTTAATGCGCCGTCAAGTAGCTGCACCTCGACGCTGTGAACATCGTCGAATACATTGCCGCCACCAAAGCTAGCCAAGCTCGTGGCCGCAAAGCCAACCCGGCTGCCGCCGTTAAGCCATCCGAGCCCTGTATCACCATACGTCGATAGATCGGCAGACTTGAACAGCTTAGCCCCTGGCCAGCTAGATGTCGGACCGCCTGCAGCAGCGTAGAAGCCATAGCTATCAGTTAGATCATCAAGCAGTGCGTTATCGATCAAGAAGAGTTCGCTCTGCACTGGTACGCCTACGGTAGCCGTCGAGGCTGGCGCTTCGACGCCGCCGACGGCCTGCGTATAGACACCTTGGTAATGCTCGACCGCATCGAAGACAATACGGTTCACATCGCGCTCTTCCTTCACGATGCGAGCTGTGATCGTGTCGCCAGAGTCTAGATCTATGGTTACGATATCCGTCGGTTCCAGCTTGGCATATTTGCGGCTCACACTAAATCGCTTCTGCGACCGATTCGCCCAGCTTTCGTGTAATAGCGTCTCTGCCATCTGCCGAGCTTGATCGACATCCAGGACTAGCGGCAAGTCCATCGATATATCGTTCTCGCTCGTTGGTGTGATGCGTCGAGCGTATTGGGCATTCTGCTGGTAGTCGGATGTCTTGTCCGAAAAGTTTATACTGATCTCTCGCGGTAGCTCTGGTTCTTGGGTTCTCGATTCCTCTAGAGTTGAGGGATTCTCTGACGGCTCGCCCAGCTCTGCGCCCATGTCAGATTCTGGAATCGTCATTGCAGACGCACCTGAGCGCAGCACAAACTTTAACTTGGTATCGCTCTCGACCGCATCGAAGAAGTAAGCACTCGCCAGAGGAGATAGAGCAGATCTAGCAGGCATGCGCGTTGCAACGACAAAGCCTTTAATGGGTTGCGTCAGCGCAGTAACGTCAATCATGCTGGCATCGAGGCCAACCTTGCCGCATATATCAGTGACTACTGATGCGACTGTCTGCGATCCCTCTGTGATGTCGTTCAGCCGTTCCGCTCCGATTAGCCTGTTGACTGCCGGAAAGCCAAAAGGCTGTACGTTGTTCATCACGTAGAGGCGATCCGTATATACTGAATCCGATACCGCTAGGAATGAATCAATACCAGAAAGCGAATGGATCAGCGTACCGTCCGCAGCATAGCGCCGGAATACACCAAGGTCAGCGAAGATAATATCGCCTGTTGCCCAGTCTCTCGCAATCCTTACCTGTGTTGAGCCTGTGTGAGGGCTGCCGGTAATGATGTTTACTTCGGAACTCCAAGCAGGATTGACCCTATACAGAGAATTATCTCGGGTGTACCACGTAGATCCATCACCGGCTACTGCTAGCGAAGATGGAGGAAAGCTAGGCACATATGTGCGCGTGATACCGCCGCCGTTTACATCGATCTCATAAATGCGATAGGTGCCACCTGATACGGTGCCCATATATAGATTGACGCCTGATCCTTTAAACAGGCATGTCGCCGATTGGCTCGTAGTGAGCATCAACAGCGTAGTCGGCGCTGTAGCTCCAGGCGCGATGCGTAACAGCCTATAGTCAGACGAGCCCCACAGCATCGATGTATAGAAATATCCGTTGCCGTCTTGAACTATGTTGGTCCATTGGGCGATGCCGAACGGACCGCTAGGAACTCCTCCAGATGGCAAGATCCAGAGATTTTGCCCATCATCCCAATAGACAATATCCCCGAACTTATTTGCTGCAGGAGCGAAGAAACTGAACGGTTTATTAGATCCCATGTAAGGCGTCACTGGTAGTTCTTGGATCGGTGCGCCTGTGTATGGGTTTAGGTACGCAAGGTGATAGTTATTTGCCAAGTCCTGATATACGGCAATGATGTTGCCGCTATTTCTAGCGATGCTGCCTGCACATTTCTGGCCGAGTGTGCTCTGCGCATCTATGTATCCGATGCTGGTGCCGAGCGATGCATTACGAAGCACCTCAAATTCTAGATTGGGTGGGCGATTGCCGAATTTTGCGAGAGCGAGCCGCTCGAAAACAACATAGGACGTTCCGCGAAACGCAGGAGTATTGGCCGCGCCATGTGCAGCAGTTATCAATGAGTCTGGTAGTTGCGTCTCCGTACCTTTATAGACGCGCACGCTGCGTGCGGCACCTTTGCTAGCTACATACGTCTCATAGTTAGCGGACGCCGATAAATCATAGATAAGCTGATTATTCGCCCAGATCCTCTGTACGGCATTAATTTCTCCCTCGCATAAAGACACAGCCATATTTATAAAGTATGAATAATTTGTTGTCTGCACCTCCTGGCTTGCTTTCCCCTCTCCGACCTCTTGGCTCGTGACAGTTGTGACTTGAATGAGGTCAGATGACCAGATAACGTTCCCAGCAATGCGGACAGTACCATAGGCAATAGGTAAGACTCGCCCATATGTCGAGATCTGTACCTTCAGGTCACTAAGGCGAGGCCCATCAAAACGTTGTGTCTGCTGCTCTGGAGGGAACAGCAAGCCGCCAATGGTCGAACCAACAACCCAGCCCTGGAGCGGTAAACCGAAGATCGCGCCGACTCCGGCACCGACTACCCCTAGTACCGATTGGCCGACATCACTCACTGCGCAACCTCCAGCACGAGTGCATCAGCGCTTCCCAGCGATCATCAAGGAAGTGTTCTGCTACCTTTTCTGCGCGTGCATAGGCGTGGACGATCATCAGCGGATCGACATTGCTAACGATAGCCAGATGTCTTGGTTTGCTGCAATAGATCCGAAAGCAAACTATGTCACCTAGCTGTAACTCTGATCTGTCTATCCTGTCACAGCGATCTATCAGAGACTCGAGCAGCAAGACTGGATCAGGAATAGCTGCGTAGTCGATTGGAGCTGCTATGCTTATTCCCGCCTCTTCAGCTGCGCAAACAATCAGCCCTACACAATCCAGGCCTACACCGGGAAGCCTTGCCTGATGTCGGAATGGCGTTCCGCAATATCTGCGCGCGGCGTCTATCATTTTCCGCGTATTAGTTTGTCCATCCCAGGAACGAACGGAAAGCCCCGGAAGTTGATGATGTTCGCGAATTTTCCTTGGCATGTGCCCGCCGATTTATCACAGCCTGCAGTCATGGTGTAGGTATCGCCAATTGCCACAGTGCGCGGCATTGGCTGCTGCAATGTAATCACGCCGCCAGATGTATTGCTCTTTACCTCCATCCCGTAGCCATCGTTGAGGCCTGATGTCCACTCTAGGAGCCCACCGTCAAACCATCCTACGGGCTGGCTGATCGTCGCGTCTGCGAATAGAGCATTGTTCGTGCGCCCTGTAATGCTTCCGGTGCGCGTGCCATCCGTGAACACAGCCAGATTAATGCCGCAGCGCAAGTCGCCTAGATCAGCATCGCACAGTGGCGTGATAACTCTACCTATGCGCTGCGTGAGCTTCTGGCCTAAGCCGCGCAACTCTGTCTCGAAGCGAGTACGACCCCAGCGGCATTCTCCCAGCGAGCCCTTGCGCAAGTAGAGCTTGCCATCGCCCAGGCTGGCATAGTTCACCAGGAAGATCTCAACGTCTGAATAATCCCATACACCCGCGCGCAAGTCCTCTGCCGTAACTACCGAACCGCCTAGATAACCCAGTACGTTGCCCTCATCAACATCTAGGTTTGATGTAGTGTTGAGCGAGGTTGGCGTATAGCCTTCTGTAGATAGATAGGTAACGCCATCTATTACCAGATCTTGATCGTGCGACGTGAACCCAAAGCTTTGCCCGTCTCTCCGTGTCACATACCAGCATGTCGCAACGGTAGTCGTTTCTCCCTGTAGATGCGTATTCAGATTTGCGCTGATAGTCTTCATTCGCGCGTTTCGATCAATTGAATCTCATCGATGCGGTATACAGTCGGCCCCTGGATCGTGAGCGCGGTGTAATCCTGCGCAAACCGCATAGGCAAGTCGAAGTCACCTTCCCAGTCAAGCACCTCTGTCTCTTGAGGATAGCGGTATCCGCTGCCACCGCCGCCCCACGTGAGGCCAGTTGTATTCGTGCTGAGTACGTAAGTCGGCGGCGTTCCGCTCTGGACCTGGTGGGCCTTGTTGTTGAGCGTTGCCGCAATCGTTCCTGTCAGGTTGGCAAGGTATAGCTCGCCACCGATTGCAACCCCTATGCTTGCATTCAGCACAACGGACGTTGTTGTGCCTGGCGTGATATTGGCAACTGTCGAGGTCGCATTAGCGACCCATGTAACCACGCCTGTAGTGGTATCCAACGCATAATTACCTGCGCCAGCTCCTGCAGTCTGGAGCACGCTATCGCGGTATATCTTGACCGTGCCTACAACTGGCTTGCGTATATTGCGGTTCTCCGCGAGCCCGCCTATAGGATAATGCTTCACGAGCTGATAGGTAGGATAGCCGGTCCCGTTGGTCGAAGTCCCTAGCCTGCCAGTCGTGCGAGTGACCTGGTAGTCAGTCCAGTCCTTGAGCCGGAACCCGTGACCTCTGCCCTTCATTGCCCGCAGCCATTTTATCAATTCATCACGCTTTGCCGTATCCTCGAGAGGCATTTCAATAGTGCAGTTGGACCGGCCTTGCGACCAGGAAACATTCCTATATTCATACCCGCTCGCGAGCGTGACAATCTCGGTCCGATACTCTGGACCGATGCGCGCTCCGTATGAGATGTAATCAGGAAAGCGTGGCGTCTCTATGAAGCTCATCTGCGTTGTGCCGCCTTACTTAATGCCCGCTGTGTCGCGAAGGCGATTTGATCGCTAGCCCGCAGGAAGTCACGCGTATCCGTTACGCCATAGACGTTCACTGACACCTGCGCTGGCTGCATGCCTGTAATTTTTGCTGGGATAGATTTCCCGTCTGGTAGCGGCACAATCGCCTCGGCTGTTCTGCCTTCACCAATAAGCGCAGGCGTAGGCGTGTTCACGATACCGCCGGCTGCGAACGGCTGCAAGCCACGTACCACTCCGCCATGCTGGAAGCCGAGGAAGCCGCCTAAACTGCCAAGCAGTTTCTTGAAGTCAAAGCCGCCACTTTCTCCGATTGATCCCCCAATTGCTCCAAGGATAGGTTCAGTAAAGCCTTTGCGCACCGCGATTCGCGTGATGTCTTTCACGATACCGTCTAGCACGTCCTGCAGAGACTTGAAGTTAACGACCGCGTCCTCGAACGCGCTTGTAAACGCCAAGCCGAGATCTCTCACTAGATCCTTTTGCTTCTCTAGGCTGTCCTTGGCTTCCTTGTCGCGATCTTCAATAGCCTTCTTTTCTGCTGCTGTTGTGTCTGCGATTCGCTTTAGCTCGATATCGAGCAAATATTGAGAATACTCTTCCGCGCTTTGTGCCCTTAATTTCTGCAGATCTTCAGCTGCCTGTGCTTCTGCTTTTGTCGTCTCATCAATGCGCTTTAACTCAATATCTAGAAGGTATTGAGAATACTCCTCAGCATTGCGCCCCCTCAGTTCCTGTTGCCGTTGTTGCTCTTTGAGCGCAGCATCGTTTGCTTTCTTGATGGCATCGGCCGCAGCTTTAGCGGCTTTCTCGTCCTGGAATTCAATCTTCCGTTTCGGCTGAACCTGCCGCTGTTGTTCTAGACGTCTATCTATGGGATCACGGACATCTTGCCTGCCACTTAAGGCAATGTCTCTCTGTACCTTAAGTAAATCCTCGTAGTATTTAATCTCTTTCTGTAGGGCTTTGATCCTTACTTCGCCATCACCAAGGAGCTTAAAAGCAACCGTCCCTCTGCTTTCTTCCAGCACCTTTAGTTGTTTGTTTGCCTCCCTTAATCCATCTGCTGCATTAGATGTCAGCGTCGGCCATTGAGTTAGAAAGGCAGTCCAACCGCCGAAAGCTTCACGTCCAGAGATAAGCTTTTGCGTAAAGTTACTGAGCGGACCAACGATATCAGCAGTCAGTACGCGCACCAAGCCTGTAAGTGCCGATGTGAGCCGCGTTATATCATCATTGAATTTCTCAGCGGCTTGGGCTGTCTTTGTATCGATAATTAAGCCAAGCCGTTCTGCTTCCTTCCTTAACTCCTCGAAGCCAGCTTTGCCTTGATTTAAGAACGGTATAAGCTCGGCTCCAGCTCGCCCGAACAGCTTGACCGCTACGGCCGTCTTTCCTGCTGAATCCTCGCTCTGCGCGAATGCGTCTGCAATTGCAAGCAGTGCGCTTTCCGTATCGCGAAATTGTCTTGGATCGAGATTTAAAGCAGCAAAGGCTGATGCAGTCTCAGCGCTACCGCGCTGTGCTTCACCTAGCGTGACATTGAGCCTGGTTAATGCCTGCTGTAACTGCTCGCTTTCCACACCGCTGAGCTGCGCAGCATATTGCAAGGCGGATAGAGACTCAACGCTTACCCCTACTTTCTGGGATAGCTTTCCCAAATTGTCCGCCGTATCGATGGCATCTTTCGCCATGCGCGAAAATACACCTACGCCGACAATTGCTCCTAGACTTGTAAATGCTGCTGTTACACCTCCAAGCGCTCTAGTAATCGATGCTGCTGAAGTGCGCAGACCAAGAAGACCCCTTTCGACAGACTTAAACGCCGCCTGCGTCTCATCGACTGCGCGTACTCTTACCTTCGCGTCGGCCATTATTGCAGCCTCCGCAGGGCGTTGACTGCCGCCTTATCAAGTTCAATTGGGAACCGCTCTGCTACCACACCGCGCAAGATCTGATCGACTACCCTTTCTTGAAAGACGGTAGGAATGCCTGGCGCTGTCAAGCTCTGGATGGGAAACCGCTTACCGCCTGGCCTATACACTGCTTTAGTGTAGAGTGTCTTCTTGTTTGTGGTGCCGCGAATGAATATTTTTTTCGTGAACAGTTCTCCAGCGTTCGCGCCTCGCAAGAATTTACCACCGGCACGAGGGAAGAAGGCGTGTTCTATAGTCAACGTCCTACCGCCCACCCTAACAGCCATACCTGTTGACGTCTGTCTCGATTGATACCAGGCCAGGTTTATTTCAGCCCTGCCACGTCCACGGATCGTAACAATTAAAGATGTCTTCCTGGCTTTTTCGATATGGATGAACCTGCGCACCTTATTGATTGCGAAAGGAGGCCCCATGCGCTTGGAGATTTCGCGCGCTGCTCTAGCTCTCACGGTCGTCGCTGTGCGGTTCAAGGCCTGCGCAATAGCCTTATCCGGGAACTCGCCACGAACCCGCCTAACCTCTGCTATCGCGCCCCTAACGTCAACGTCCGCCGTGATTCTCATTTGTTCTTCGCCCGCATCTGACGCTGCAGCTCGATCAGCCCATCAAGCCAGACATCGACGCGCTGCACGCCGATGATATCCGCCAAAAGCTCCAAGGCTTCCCACTTGATCTCGCCGCCCATGATATTCCACGCCTGGATAACTGTGTCGGTGTCTGCGCTGTATGGTACTGATGGCGGCTTGCCAAAGCCTGTCCATTGAGCCGCCTCAATGGCAAGTGCTAGTTTTTTCCCGCCTCCTTCAGTCTGCTGTTGTATGCGTTAATCATTCCGATGACTGCATCCAGAACCTTCCCATAGATCTCTGGCTCATCCATAAGCCAATCTAAAGCAAGATCAATATCGAACTCCGCAGGCTTATCGGTGCCGCCAGGTACTAAATCCAGCTCTGTCAAGTTCCAGCCCACGAAGGCAATGCGGATTAGTTCCTCGCCATATGGGTGTTGGATGATCTCGCCGCCAGTGGGACGACGCAGCAAAACCTTATAGCTGCCTACGTCGTACCATTGTTCGCGGCCTTTCCTGCGCAGCTCTAGCAGTTTGTTCATTAGGTGGAGTAGCTTGTCGGAATGTTGTCAGCGGTAATCGCAGACGGTGTAGTAACCAGGTTTTGCGCTGAACCGCCAGGCGAAATGATGGTCGAAGGCTGCCCATAACCCAGCATCCTGCGACCTTCTGGCCATGCGAACATAAAGCACTTCTTCGAGCGCGAGAGCAGAAACGTCTTGAAGGCTTTGAGGCCAGCATCGCTCGGATCGTAGAGATTGGTCATGGCGAACGCTACAGGGCTAATAGTAGTCGCCGCCTGAGTCTGTACTGTCTGATGAATAGTCGTGGTGTCCGCGTAGTTAATTTCGCCGCCGCTCGGCGATACGTCCGTAACTGTAGAGATAGTTGTGCCGAGCGTGATTTCGTAAGCATTTCCACCGCTCGCCGTGTCGTATAGCGTAGTGTCTTCACCTTCAAGCTCGAAGGTATTCGTAGCTATGTTTTGCACACGAAACACTCGGTTATCAACTTGCGTCATACCAGAGCCAAGAATCAGCACATACTTGCCGTTCGTCAGCGTATGTGATGTGCTAGTAACCACTCCCGGACTAGCTTTACTGATAAATGGCGTACTAATAGGTAATGCTGAACCACGCACAGACTCGATAGTGAACGACACGCCAGACCATACGACAGGACTTGCCATTGATGCTCTCCTTAAATTGCCACGTCTGGAGCGTTGCTTAGCGTCCGGACGGCTGCGGTGAATGTCATTCTACCGACGCCTATTGGCATGTCGCCAGAATCCCACTCTATTTCGATTCCTGTATAGTCGATCTCGATAAGCTGGCTGCCAATAGTGATTCCGCCATCTATCGCTATCTCTACCTCTTTGCTGACCGTATCAATAAGATCGTCAGCGGTTGCGGCATCTGCTACGCACGCCTCGACATTGACCGTTACGCTTCTGTCTTGCATTGACGGTGCGTGTATCGTCAGCAGTTCCACCGATTCACTCGTAACGTATATGCGCAGTGCCGGGCATTGATTCTGCTGGACTGGATAGACTGCGCTCTTAAAGACTCTGCTGCCGGTCGTAGTGAGACCAGTCAATGCCGTTGCCACAGCGTCGCGCAATTGTTGTCTTACGTGGTTAGCCATCAGGGCGCCCGCAACCTAAGCATAATCATTCCAGTTCCATCAGGCTCTACGTTTACGATCGTATACGTCACTGAATCAACTTCTAACGTCTTGCCTAATGCTGCAGAAAAGTCGGATTCCTTGCCCAGCGCTACAGGATAGCGTGAAGCAATATCCAGAACATCAACGTATTCTCGATCAAAGATCACCTTGACATCGCTATCTGCGTCGAAGACTGCATCTACACCGAAGTCGTCAGTGCGTAGGAATACGTCTAGATTCTCCGCGAACATTCAGCTATCGCTCAAAGATTCGTCGAGCTTAACCTTGATTTTCCCGCCTCGCGTTGTAATTTTGTTTTCCTTGATCTCTTCAATGAGACCAAGAGCTAGCAGACGATCACGGTAAATCCCAGTCGGCTGTATAACATCGTCTTTCAGGAATGGCCCATATGCTTTGAGCACTCTAAATTCCTTCACTGGGCGTAATCGTTTAATCATCGCCAAGTATTCCTCGGTTCACCGCCGGCCCAAAAATCTGAAACGTGCTGGAACATCGGTTGCAGGTTGACATCTGGCCAGATCACTTGCACCTCAGTATGACCGATAACACATCTAGGTGCGGCATAAACCGTATTACCTGCGTCTCGCCAGACATTCCAAAAATGGATGTCGTCATCAATACGTCCATCGCCCCACCTTCCATCATTATCAGGAACACCGACAAACCAAGGGCGAGACATGCGTGCAAACTTCTCTGTCCTTAGCAACGTCAGTCCAAAGTGTCCTGTCTTGATCGGCAATATGGTCTGCTCTAATACGCTTCGATCTGCTCCAGAAAGCACTTCTCCATTTTCTCCGATAACAGTCATGAGCGGAGTCTTGCCGCGCCTCGACATCTGAATTGGTACTAATGCGTCAACTTGTGGATACGCAATTGCTGTAGCGAGCAGCGATAAAACTGTATCAACGTGGAACACGCTGTCGTAATCAATAGTCAGAATGTACTCTGCATCCTGTTGGATCGCTTCTTCGATGCTGCGTGTAATGCATTGCCCCCAATATGCTCCAGTGAATTTGCGCACCGGACACCGCAACTTCGCGACAAGCTCAGTGACACAGAAGAAGTTATCCATGAAACCAAGCCGCGGAACCGACATGACAGCGTGAACACTTGGCCAATTCAATAAAGGTTTCCATCCAGCAAGATTCAAGCTGACAGGCAGGGAGGAGCAATCGCCATCGTTACCTTTCCATTTATGGATTCCTACTAGACCAGCATCACGCATCAATTGCGATAGTGCTGGCTCATCATACTGCGCAAGGTGAATGTCGTTAACGTCTATGTGACCGCCGCAGAGATACCCCTGCCAGTTGTCCTCTATTCCATTCAGATATCCAGCCGCGATAAACTCAAAATCTGGAACCGCCAGTTTTAGGAGGCCACCAGGCTTAAGACATCGCACCCATTCGCGCAGTACATCTAAGCCTTGCCTGTGCGAGAAGTGCTCGAATAAATGGCTAGCCCGAATTTCCGAGCATGTGTTGTCTGCAAGATCTAGCGGGAACGCAGACTTCCCATTTTTCCGATCGAAACCATTTTCGTAGCCATCTATAGGAGCGCTGCCCGCGCCTAAATTTAGGCGCAGATCATTACTCCTAGAGTCTAGGAGAAATGGCGTTGCGTCTTCGAATTCTCTTTTCCCCATATGGATGGGCGGCCGAAGCCGCCCTAATCCTTGTCAAATTAACCAGACACGCGCGCGAGAAGATTATCAGCACTAGCAGCAGGAGGGCCAGAGGTAGGCTGGCCGTACGCTACATAACTCGTTACTGACTTCGTAGTAAATGGCGTCACAGTCAAAAGCAAGTAGCGCTTCCGGTGGCGCGTATCTACATTCATCTGCAACGTATTCGCCACACTCGTGTTAGTCGGCGCATTAGGTGCAGTGAAGCCGGTTCCGGAAGTAAATGCATCAACGTCAGTAAACGCCGATGTGGTGTCACCTTCGCCTAGCTTGATGGTGATCTCCGGATTCGTGTTCGCTACCGTGCCGAACGTAATTCCGAGCACGAGACGGTCATAGCCTAGCGTATCGATGACTGCGGTGTGCGACTGCGCAGAAGTCGGGGAACTGGTCGCCAGGAATTGTTGTTTCATTGGAGGATACATTTTTGCTCCTATATCAGAGAGGACCGATTAACATCGGCCCTCTATTGCATCGATGATTATCAAGTCGTGCCGTGCAGCGCAACGATAGGCCCGGCCACCGTGGTCGATTTATTGCAGCCATGGCAATTGATGTCGATACGTTCCACGGTAATGATGCGCGTTAAATTCTTGTGCGCATCCGTGTATGGATCGACGGTCATCATCATTCCGCTACCGCTACCTAGCGCAACACCAAGCTGCAGATTGCCGAAGATACAGACGCTCGAGCCGTTATATGGACCTGCAGGAGCCGATGGCATCGGATGCGCCACAGAGATCGGGAACCCGGCATAGTCGCCTTCTACAATCGCGCCCTGGCTAGTTTGGATCGTGTTACCGCCAGCCGTTAGCTTCAGCCTACCGAACACCACCGCATCGAATACACCGGAGCAAACAAATCTCGCGCCCGGCCTTGCATAGACTGGGAGAATACCGATCAGGCCAGTGATATCCGCAATATCGACCTCCGCGAATGTATCGTGACCAGATGCCGCAGCATATTTACCGCCCGCATAGGCCGCAGTATCTAGCAACGTCTTAATGCCTTGAATGCCGCCGTAGGTGGACGTGCCATCGCCTGAGATCAAGCAGGAATCCTCTTTAATAGCAAACGCGCGTCCCTGCTCTCTGGCTACATACTCTGCGAGAGAGACTACCGCATCCATCGCAGACGATTTACCGATCCGCGTGTAAGCCATCAAATCCTTTAACGTCAGATTCACTTGATCGCCTGAGCTATCGGATTCAGTACCGGTGCTATTCTCGCCCACGAAATAGGCGGTAATGTCGCTAGTGACGCGCGGCATCGTATGCGTCGCTGTAGACATCGGAACCACATTACAAACGCGGCGTGCAATCCCATACTGCTCGCGATTGCTGATGATGCCCGCTTCCATCTCAGTGGGCACAAGCCAGCCGGCCGAGGTGAACGTGCCTTCGGTCATCACGCGCGATTCATTTATTCCGAACTGATCCGGCAAACCTTTTGCCAGCGCGACTCCAGAATCCCGGCACCACCGCTGCGCTCTGGGATCATCTGCGAGAATCGCACGCGCCCACATGCCTGCACGGTAGGCGATTTCCATATCGTCGCGGCCGAACGCCTTACCAACGCCCTTGAATGCGCGCAGCGTACCGGAGTAAACGATTTCGCGGGGACTCATGCCATATGACCCTGCGCCCTGATCCTGGCCAGCGTATTTGCGGTCTTGAGGCGTTACCTCTCCGGTGCGAGTAATAACTTGCTGTTCGCCGATACGCTTGAGCATGAGAGACTCAAAAGCCTCTACAGTCATATCTGGTTCAGCAATAGCAGTGCGAGCCACTTCCTCGCCGCCGTATTCTTTCCACCGCGCGCCGATCTCGAGGATTCTGCTGGTACGCTCAGCGATGCGCTTGCGCTCATCGGACCGAGCGGAAGAATCATTGCGAGAAACTTTCTCCGCAACGCGCTCCGCCGGAGTGCTTTGTGACTGCTCTTTATCTTGCATTTCGTCTTCCACTTTCACCGCTCCATTTTGGGGAATCTCGAAAGACCGGCCCGGTCCAACCGACGGATCAGCTGGCACAGATACCGTTGAACCTTCCAATGGTTCCCAGTCTGTGACTCGATAAGTATTTAGCTCCTTGCCTTTCTCCGCCAACACTGCCTTATGAATGATGTACCCAACAGACGTATTGCGCCTGATTCCGTCCATGATGTCGCGCCAGATTTCCTCGCCACGCGCTGAGCGTGAAAATCTAGCCAATACCTTCAGCTTTTTCTCTTCGATCTTATAGGCGTCGATTACACCTACTTGGTCAGTTGCGTCGTGATTAACGAGGATCGGCGCACCGTTGGTTAGACGCTCGACCCTAATGGCCTTCGTTGACAGATCTAAAACTTCAATGCCCCAATAACGTTCGTACGCTCTGTCACTGGCAATGCTCATCCATACAGTGCGCTCTTCGTCGTCTGCAGTAGCTCGCTCTACAGTGAACAGCCGCTCCTGCTTCGATCCGCTAATCTCGCGCAGTTGTTGCTTAATCGGTAACGCTGAGAAACGTCTTTGACGCTCGCTAACTGTTAGATTCATCTACTGCTTCCTCTGTATCTGTCGCATCTTCTTGTGGTTGCATTACTTCTTGTGCATTTGGCGCGGGCTGTTGATTCGAAGGCTCCAAGCCTTTCGCAGCCATCAATGCTTGCTCCTGTGCCAACTCCTCTACGATGTCCTCGAAGTCCTGGCCAGATTGAGCGGCAATGCGAGTCCGCGACGTTAGCTGCGCATCAAGGGCCGTTACCTTCGCATCCATTTCTTTCTGCGGGTCGATCCAGTCCCATGTGCGAGCGATAAACTTAACTTTGCGATTGCGCGGCCTATCGATACCAGGCAATGCTTGTGATAGAGACGCGGCGCCGAGCCAAGAAAGAAACAACTGGTCACAGAAATGCTCTACATACCAGCGCTGGATAGAAGACCACATATCGCGCTCTTCTAACAAGGCTACACGCGCAGTTGAGTAATTGACCGAGCCAGAATCGTTCGCAAAAGAATGGTAGGCCATCCGCACGCCTGCAGACGCACCGCGCAGGCATGCGCGGATGAATGGCTCAACCTGCGCATCTGGGTAACGAGGGTTCCAGCTTTCTAGGCGATACCCCGGACCAAGCACTGGGAACGCGCCCGGTTCCGCGTGCAATAGCGGGGTGCCATCACTTGCGGCCTGCCCCTCGCTTGTCAATATCTCCTGGCCAATCGGCGGCGCGTCTCCGCTCTCTGAATAGATGACGCCCATCTGGCTCGCGCCTACTCGAGCAGCAATCAATGCTGCTTCCTCGAATTTGCCTAACTGGTACAGCCGCGTCATGGACGCATTCAGCCAAGGGACGCCGCGCACCTGCTCCGGCCAATCCGCGATAAATAAGTGCGTAACCTGATTAGCTGGCACGCGCTCATAATCACGCATACTGCCGCGCGACCATTCGCCTAGTTCTCCTGGATTGTCGCGCAGAATATGATAGGCGCGTGGGCGCGAAAACATATCCACTTCGACACCCATCTTGATCGCGCCATCAGTCAGCAGATCATTCTTCTGCTCATCAAGCCTTTCGATGTCTAGAAGCTGAAGCTGAATTCCATACGGCCCATATTGTGGTCCGATGTACTTGCGGATAAGCACTTCGCCATCACGAGCCAGCCCGCGAATAATCGAGCGATGAATCTCTGGCAAGCTCAGCTTGCCTGTCACATCACAATTACCTGGCTTGCTCCATTCTTCCCATCCGTCCTCTATTTGATCGTTTGCGGCATCGTTCGGCAAGCCAGTTGTGTCGAATTTAATCTTGCCTTCAAGGATGAAAGGATATGGGCCGGCAATGTTGTCTACGCAGGCGTTGATATACTTGTTCGCGTAGCTGTCTGACCGCACCAGCGCCCGCGAACGCAGACGCAGCGTACGCAACTCCCACCGCAGCCACCTGTTTACGGTTCCTAGATCTGTCGTCCAATCTACAGTGAGGCGGTTGAGGTTAGCTGCGCTGAACGCAGTACGTTTGGCCGAAGGTTTCGCCTTCTTGGATCGAAAAAAATCTAGCCAGCTCATCCGCGTATCAATACCCGTTTACCTGCATTGATTCCAGAGGCCAACTGCGCAGCGATCTCTTCTCGCCTTACCTCTTGCCTGTAGACATCGCGAAACTTCAGCAACTGAGCTATGGGCGTTCGTACGAGGCTACGACCCTGGATAGAGTACGACTCCTGGTCTAGACTTGCTCTACCCTCTAGCACTGCCTCGATAGCATCTAATGCTTTTCGCGCGTGCGAGCGATCATCGTAGGCGTTGGCGGTATCGTACCTTGGCAGAATGCGGATCGTTCCTCTGCCAACTTCATAGGTGTCAGATCCGAAGGCAACTAAAGCTGACCAGCTATACTCACCGGCCACATAGGCTTGCGTATTCGCTGCTACAACATTGACCTCGAATACATCACCATCAGCAGAAGCCACAACTGATAGATAATTGCCATTGGCAGCTAGCCGCTTAAAGAAGTAGGTCAGCACCCAAGAACTCGCAGGATAGTCTGCCGTCAAGTCCTCGCGCCGCCATTTCCAGTTAGTCCCGGCACGTAGTTCTGCCGGCTCTTTCGTCGGCACATTAGTCGCCATAAATGTCTGTCACCCAATTGGCCCGCTTTGGGACGGGCAATCTCGGCCTCGGCTCCTGCGTTTTCTGCTCCTGAACCTCTTTTAGATCATCCTTTATTTCATCGCTTTTCGCTCTATTTTCCTCTAATTTCCGCGAATTATGCGCCAATTTGTCCCAATTTACACGGGATATTCCGGCATAATAAGCAGCTGCCAAAGCATAAACCTCTAAGTCTAGAGCTTCGTTTCTGGTCTTTGGATTCTTCACCCACTCATAGCGGGTAAATCCTCGAACGAAGCGCTGCACCATCTTTTCGGCTGTCAGCTGCTCGTAGTAGGTATCCGGCAACCCGTCCGGAAAGTGGAGGAAGCCAGGGCCAGGCTTATCCAGCCGTAGCCGGTTGTAAATGGCGGCCTTGGCTGTATCGGTCCCGATAATCCAGAGCTTTGCGCCGTTCGTCAGCTTCTTGCCCTGGTGGGTAATATCCACAAAACTAGGGCGACCAAGGATCGGGCGGCCAGGCGTGCTGGCTCCCTTGACGGCCAGCACATGGCGGCGCTGCCACTTCCGAGCGAATAGATAGACTGCCTGGGTAAAGTGCCCGCCTGAATCGATGGCGGTTGCAGAGATTCTGAACTCGGTACCATCTGCACGTTTATAAACTTTACTCAGCAGCGCCTCGACCTCGGCCCATACATACGGCTCGGCCGGATCGCCAAAGATCGCGCCAAAGTCTATAACCCATGATTCCTCGCCTGGCCCCCAGCCTTTGACCAGATACTCTAAACGGGTGTCCTGGGTGTCCACTGACGCGGTAAGGATCAGTGGGCCGTCCGGCACAGTGCCAAGCCTGTAGTCGTCAATACGCCCACGGAGCAGAGCCGGCTCAATTGTCGTTCCGGGCTGCTCCCAGCCAATCCCTAGAACCGTATTAGTCCACGTCTTTTCTAGCTCGCCGCTGGTGTCTTGCTTGGCCTCCAGATACTGCTCGACGGCCTGCCGCCAGCTAAACCATCCGAGCGGGCTATAGAGCGCAGAGAGGTGAAAGCCTGGCTGGCGGCCGGGGCCTGGCCTGTGGCTCACCCAGTGACCCCGCTCTAGCATAGTCGTCTTGTGCCATTCGTCTATGTCCTGCTGGCACGCCTCGCATTCGTACCATGCCCGCTCTACGTAGTCTGTCTCTCGAGTAGTTAGGCGCTGCTGCTCAGGCCCTGCATGGCACATCGGGCAAGGCTGGCTTGCATCGGTCTCGATCTCATGGATTGCCCCGCAGCCGATACAGGCAAGCTCTCTGACTTCCCGCTGCTTCCACCTGACGCGATCCCACTGCAGCCACTGCGTATGATCGCAATGCGGGCAGGGGACGTGATAGCGGCGCTGATCCGATGCTTCGTAATAGCGCTCAATCCTGCCGCCCTTATTGATCGGTGTCGAAAGCCTGTAGATCTTGCGGCGCGCGAACGTCTCCGTCCGCTTCTCGGCCAGCTTGCAGGGATCGCCCTCGCCCTGTACGTCGTCTGGGTAGGCGTCCACCTCATCCATCATCAGGAAACGAACAGGCATACTACGAAGGCCTGGGCCGCTGTTTGCCCCTACGATCCGGAGCACGCCGCCTGGGAACTCCTTAAGCATCGTTGTATTGCCGCTATCCCGGCTGCGGGCGTCAGCCACCTTGGCAGATAAGCATGGCGTCTCGTCGATCATGGGCTGTATACGCTGCTTGCTGGTTAGCTTGCCCATGGCCATGGTAGGGTTTACTAGCAGGGTAGGCGCGGGCCACAAGTCGATGATCGCGCCCAGCCAGTTAAATCCCGCCTCTGAGGCTCCCATCTGCGTACCTTTACATAACACCACCTCTGTAGCAGGGTGACTCGGCGAGAGCGTGTCCATGATCTCCCGCATATAAGGGACGCGAGAGGTACGGTAGCGCCCAGACTCCGCAGCACCTTTATTCGAGATGACGCGCCGCTCATCCGCCCATTGCGACACCGTAAGTTCCCTATCCGGCTCGATAGCCTTGGCGAAGGCGTCCGCATAGATGGAGTAGGCATCGGCTAGTCCTTCAGGAAGACTCGGTGGCAGGTCGGCTAAGAGCATGTAGAGCTTGGCGGATTTCGTTCATTAGGATAGCGTGGACGCGCCCTGGATCGGTTTCTGCGGCTACTAGCGAACAGACGCGATCTGGAATAACTAGCAAGGATTCCTTGACAGCTCGAGCCGTCCTATCAGCGGCAGCCATAACGTCCTCTGTCGCCGTGACCATGCCGAGCTTCTCCAGCAGCTCAAGGCGGGTTAGCTCGGCGTTGTAGCGCTCGCGCGCCGCTCTGTGTTCGGCGTAAGTCTTGGGCTGATCGGCTGGGGTTTCTTCAAGCTCGACACGTTCACGTAGGCCGACTTCGCGCCGGCCTGGGTCAGTGTTGCCGGCTAGCTCTGCGTCGGCCAGATCCGCAACAATGCCGACAAGCCGGCCGCTGTTACTCGTTCGAATTGCTTGAAGAGATAGCCGCCCATCGTCTACTGCACGGCGAAGGCTAGCGTAGGAAATACCGCGAGACCGCGAATATTCTGTGAGAGTTAATACGCCTGGCTCGCTGGGTCCTACGTAAGCCATTGATATGCGTATGGAAGCGTAGAGGCGCTACACGTTTTATGCGCAGCCTGGGGGG